ACAAGTAGATAGTATAGATTGTCTCTGCGAAGAAACTTATAAAGACTTAGAGATTACTGAAGCAGAGTATCAAGGTAAGAAGGTGAAACTGAATGACCCGATACGAGGTGGTAGTAAGAAGTTCTATGTTTATGTAAAGAACAAGAAGGGTAATATCATCAAAGTTTCTTTTGGTGATACAACAGGTCTATCCATCAAACGAGACGACCCTGCTCGTAGAAAGTCTTTTCGTGCTCGTCACAATTGCGATACAGCGAAAGATAAGACAACAGCAAGATACTGGTCTTGCTATCAATGGCGGGCTAACGCACCCGTCAATAACTAAACACCTATAAAAGAAGCAAAGAAAGGAGAAACATGTCATGTGGAAATCACCAATCGTAAAAGAAATAGCAGTTGGCTTAGAAATCAATTGTTATGCTTGTGCTGAAATATAGTATAAACTAACTCGTGGGGGTTTAGAAGCCCCCACATTTGATAATTTATAATAAAGGAAAAAATTAATGAACATAACAAAAGATTTTACAGACCAAACAGGACAAAGAAAACCTAATCCAGGACTAATCATTGCTCTATATCTATTTGCATGCTTCTTGCTTGTCGCAAGTTATGAAGCAAAGGCACATCATGAGAGTTGTATGGCATGTACTGATGCTACTATTGTTGCTGTTGTCGAAACAGACGAAGAAAATTCTAACAAAGATATTGTAATATATCTAGACGAAGTAATAGTCACACCCGAAAACTCTAAATAACCCACTTTCATAGGGGTACAATCATACACGAACAGCTTAGAAAGCCGCCTAGCGGGCGGCCCTGAGACTCGTTTTTCCTTGATTTAGAGTGGGAAGTACTGGCTTACTACGTAGCTCTTCTTCTTACGTTTCAAAGAAAGATAATACATTAGAAATCTTCTTTGTCTTTCTTCTTCTATAATTTTTAAATATATGTGTAATGTTTGTGAACTCATAACACCCTCCTAACATTAATGTTAAAAAAGTGCGTTGCTTCGTTACCTACTTCCGACCCGAATGGGTTCAACGATTATAATAATATTTATATACTTACTTCTCTATACACCCGTATTCGATACGGTCTATTCCTCTTTCCGTATAATAGAGTGTTCGTGGGTCTTCATCAATAGATGCTTCAGCAATACGACACGATTGCATACTATCATAAGGTATCTCTATAATTACTTTATCATTAAATATAATCATTAGATAGATGAGTAAAGAATTCATGATGTATCAGGCAAATCTTCTCTCAATCTCTTTAAGATATCTTGCTTTCTCTTTATTCTTACCGACCGCTGACCTTCCTCTAGCACTTGATAATTGTTCTATTGCGTTTTCTAGTTTAGATTTAGACCAACCTTTAATTCTTGGCTTACCATTGCATGTTGCATCTGGATTTGCTTTACGTTTTCCTGGGTGAATTCTTGCTGTTTGTGCCATACTAAACTCCTGTTATAAAACCAACGATTATGAACATAGATGTAGCAACCGCTACAATTGCTGCTATTGCAACTCTTAAAATTGTATCTAAATCTTTCATACTTTTCTCCTTGTTTATAAATTTACAACATAAAAAATAAAACCGACAACTAAGACAACAGGAAAAATATAATTTAACCATAAGTTTTTATTTTGCTTACTCGGTTGAAACCATTTACCTGTAGCCTTTAATCTTCGTTCTCTATCTTTATTCATGGCATACTTAAAAAGAACACTAAGTATAAAGATAACAACATTCCAAGTAAAAGTAGAACCCCTATGAACTTCATCTAATGGCCCATCGGAGAACGTAAGTCAAAGTTTTCAGACAACTCTGTATTATCTAAGTCATCTATCTCTGCATTTAACAAATCAATCTCAAGTTGAGCCGGGTCAGGGTCTTCTGCTACTAAGTCATATTCAAAATCACTTTGAACAGTTTTGTACATTTCTAATTTTTTCTTTAAATCAGAATTTTCTTCAGATAATTCTTTTACTCTAACTCTGAGGCCATGTACCTCTTTTTCTTTTTCTTCAATTTGGTTCTTTGTTACATCTATTATATCCATTATTACACCTCTCTAAATCTTGGTTCTTATAAGTACTCATGTACGTTCGTTGAGAAACCTACCTAAGCTAGCTTGGAATCAAATGACTTCTTTCTAAAAGAAGTATTCAACATCACCATAACTATCAGACGTTACTTTTATAACAGAAGCATACGCCGCTATATCCATATTATCTAGAGCATATTCTTTCACTTCTTCTACAGTTTCAAATATCAAAGGTATTTCAGTAACATCTTTGAATGGGTCTATAAACTTCTTACCTGTAGCATCAAGCACTAATTCAGCATTATCTTTTCTTAAAGCATAACCTTCTTGTTCATAAACCATTGTTGGTATTGGGTGACTCATAATATATTCCTTCTGTTTATCATACATACATGATATCAAAGTTTAGACACTTTGTCAAGCATTATTCCATCTGATTTGGTCGGAGTGGCAAGATTCGAACTTGCGACATCTACGCCCCAAACGTAGCGGTCTACCAGACTGACCTACACTCCGTAAGAAGCCCACCATAGAGATATAACAAAAATAGTGGGCGAAACAGGTAATACTATAAGCAAACCTAAAAGAGTAACTAATCTCCTACGCCAATTTGTTGTTAATTTATTAAGTATTTTTAACAGCAAACTATTAGAATCCAAGTAACCAAGGATTATTGGCAAACCATACTACCACATATAAAACTAAAAGTAGCACACTCAAAACAAATCCACGTATATAATCTTTTATAGTAATCATGAATTCTTTTCTACTTGTTTCCAATCCAGATTTTCTTGTTTATTAAGCAAATCGTCTAGTATTATACTTTTAAACTGATTATATTTTTCAGACCCAGGTTTTAATTCAGGCGCTGTCAAATTATCTAAAGATTCAGGACCGTCTTTATAGTGGTCTAGTGATAATTGTATAATTGCGTAATGTATAACTTTCATCAAGTCAGCTTTATTACGACCATTTTTCTTGCCATATCTTTGAGCATACTTTAAGATATTGCCCATACAGAAACCTGTACCGTAACCTTGGTCAATAATAATTTCAGTTGCCTGATATTTTGAATTAGCATAATGAGAACCGTATGTCTTATTAATATAATCCATAACATCAGTTACAATTTTATTTTCATTAAACTTGTATTCTATTGTCATCTTGTCTTCTTTTTGTCATATTTTGTTTTATTATAAGTTTTTCAGATTTAGATAATTTAGGGTTAGTAAATTCTTTAACCTTTGTTTGTATTCTAGCCGGGTCTAAACCAATCATAGCACAATACTTTAGAAATGCAAAATGGTCTTCACTTTCATCATTTAGAATCCAGTCGATTGCATCTTCCTTGTGTTTTATATACCTAGGTCTTTTTCCTGTGTACAAAGTATCTTCAATTGCTTGAGTTAGTACTGCCGTAATTAATATCGCTTCATCATGAACCATTATATATCCTTTAAAATTTGCGAGAAGTATGCCCAATATTGGTCACCATTCTCTGTTACATATCCAATCGACCCGTTATAATTAAGTTCGGTATCGTATTCTTGTATCTGTACACCAAGTTCACCAGCAGGGTCACCTGACCTTGTTGCGATTGATATGTCAGTTATTATACCTTCTCTAAAGTTCGCAGTTCTTTGATTTACATTTACTTTATCATCTATTTTAATTAACACTCATTACCTCTCTATCTTCTTGTTTAACTTTTTGAATATAGGCCTTTTTATTAGGGTCTAATCTCAACTCAAGGTTTTTAACTTCAACTTTTTTGTACTCAGCATCTTGTAAGTTAGACTCAATACTAAAAGATATTTGCCCTGCAAGTAAAGGCCATTTAGAAACAAAAGTATCTACAAATTTGTCTCTTTGTTCTTGATTCATAGTAGCAAAACTCTCAACGAGATTATCAGCCAAAACTTTATTCATTATATCTATCACGCAGCCTCCAACATTGCCATTGGCACTCTATAACTTCTGCCAAGCATATCTACAAGACATTTAGTTTGATTAATTTTAGTAATGACACCAGGTGTCTTCTTAGTCTTTTGAACAACAAATACATTTTGCCCAACAGATAGAGTTGCCTTACCAACAATTACTTTCATATCAGAAATAAATTCAGATAATTCGTTAAGTTGAGTAAGATTCATTTTTTGTATTTCAGATTTCACATTTTTCATAATATAGATTTTCCTTTTCAATTGTTTATATAGCTATTATATCGGATTTCGTAAAGCATGTCAAGCATTATTCCATCTATTAGTGGACTTCATTAAGTAATCTAACTTCATACTCAATAATATCATCAATGTTAAATTCATTGATATCAACTAAGTCAAGAGCAACATTTGATTCTAAGATTTCTTTCTTAGCCTCAACTTTAGTGATAAGACCTTTTTTAAGGTTATCAAAAACAGAGTCTACAAAATCTTCTGCTTCATCCCATAAGTAGTTTTTAGTTTTAGACATTAATTGTTCTCCTTTTCTTCATAATATACACATATTATACAATAATTATGGACCTTTGTCAAGTAAAAAATGGATTATTCCTCATCTTTTTGGAATTTAATAGCAAGTAGCATTAATAATACACCAATAATTGCAAATACGAAACTTAAAGCGAAGTTATCGCCTGTTAGTTCTGGTGTAGGACCGTCAATCGCCCCTACAGCAAGTATCATGCACATGATTCCGAATGTTGATAATAGTGTTGTCATAATATAACCTTTCTTTTTCATAATATATACATATTATACAATAAAAATATACCCTTGTCAAGTAAAAAATGGATTATTCCATACTTTCTTGTTCTTCTTGTTCTAATAACTGTTGTTGATACTCAGCATCAAAATACTGTTTATTAAAATCATGTAAATCTTGATGGTGGTCGTTACTAGGTACTTGTGGAACCCCTTGATACATCTCATTTTCTTCTTTTGTCATAATATAGTCTCTGTTTTTCACGATATACATACATTATATCAAAGAAAAATGCCCTTGTCAAGAGAAATTCCATGTATTTCATGGAATAATTGACTTTTAAAGGTAATTTGCACCCGTCCATTGTACTCCAAAGCTTCCTTGAAGTATATTTCCTCTGGCTGCATTTTGAGCGAAGGTTCTAAATCCGTTTGCCATGAGAATATCGCCTTTTTTGAACTTTTTGTGATTATCAGTAGCGACAATACCGCCCCATATCATCTGTTGTGACCCAAGTGTCTTGTAAATAGAAATGTATTTACTACCTGATTTCACAGTCCAACCTTTAGTGAACTGGTCTTGCATCTTTTGAACAACGTCACTACTTGCCTGACTATTTCTATCGCAATAGTCATCATTTGCTGTTTTTATTAGATTAGCAATCGCATCATCTAGATTTGTGAATTTTTTGTTTACATATTTCATAATATAGTCCTTCTTTTTGTTAATATACACATATTATACAATAATTGTGGACCCTTGTCAAGTAAAAAATGGATTATTCCATACTTTTTTGGTATTTTTACAATATTTTCAAGTTTTTGTAAAGCTCTTATAAATAGTTTATATAAAAATAAAGGAAATATCAAGTGTACGAGTATAAATGTAAGATTAGAAAAGTTGTTGACGGTGATACTGTTGATATTGACATAGATTTGGGCTTTAACGTATGGCTCAATGATGAAAGAGTACGAGTTATGGGAATTGATACTCCTGAATCAAGAACAAGAGACAAAGTTGAGAAGATTTTCGGTTTAGCTGCAAAAGAAAGAGTGCAACAATTTGTAGAATCGGATAATATCGTATTAGTTACACAAAAATATGATGCCAAAGGGAAATTTGGTCGTATTCTTGGTGATTTAAGAAATTCACACGGCGATTTACTAACTTCTATATTAATAGAAGAAGGACATGCTGTTAAATACTCAGGTGGTAACAAGGAAGTCATTCAGAAATTACATTTAGAAAATAGAGAAAGATTAATTAACGAAGGTAAAGTAACTATTAAATAGGAGAATTATTATGGGATTTTTATCAAAGTGGTGGAAAAGTTTGAACGAGAATCGTGGTGTAGATTTATACCACTTAGGCATAATGGCAAAGACGCATGATAAACCAACAAAGAAAAAGGTTAAACGTGCCAGAGTTAAAGGCAAATATAAAGCAGACGATAAATCTACAAAAGACTACAACGAAGCATGGGTAGGTGGTAAAGCACCTAAGAAAAAGAAGAAAAAGGCATGAAGGGTATTTTTGCGATTAGAGATAAAGGACATATCTTACAATTTAGCGATTATAATGACATACCTAAAAATTTCGAAAATCTTGTAAAATTTGAACCAATCATTCCTCCTACTCCTCATACAGAAAAAGAACATGAGGAAATGGCAACTTATAACGACAAGTTACAAGAGTTGATGAAAAGAGAGACAAACTAAAAATGCTGTGGCTTCTTATTATGTTTAGAGATATAAAATGCCAGCAGTAACAAGAGTCGGAGATGCTGATGTTGCCCATTGTTCAGGAATGGTTAGGGCACAAGGTTCAGGTAATGTTTTTGCAAATGGTATACCTGTTAGTAGACAGGGAGATGTAAATACTGGTCATCTACTACCTGGTAGTCCTTGCCCGTCTCATAATGCTGGTATTGCTTCAGGTTCAGGAAGTGTTTTTGTTAATGGTAAAGGATGCGGTCGTGTTGGAGATAGTATAAGTGGTTGCACATCTGTAGCTGCTGGGTCAGGTAATGTATTTGCTGGTGGATAACGGTATAAATATAGCATAGGAGAGATTGCTAAATGTCAAGATATGACGCAACACAAAGTAACGAAAGTAAAAGAAGTGCTAAAATCTATCGTGATTTAGATTTAGATTTTCAAGCTAATTCTGCTACAAAAGATATTCAAAAACTTAGTGATGTTGAGGCAGTCAAAAGAAGTGTTAGAAACTTGATTAACACTAATCATTATGAGAGACCATTTCACCCTGAGATTGGTTCTAATTTGAGAGCAATGTTATTTGAAAATATTACTCCACAAATGACTCATGCTCTCTCTAAACAGATTGATTTATTAATAAAAAACTTTGAGCCGAGATGTAGATTGGTTCAGATAAACGTACAACCTTCTCTTGAAAGAAATGGATATAGAGCTTCAATATCTTTTTTTGTAATCAACACTCCAGAGAGAGTTGAAATGGAATCATTTTTAGAAAGACTAAGATAAAAATATGGCAACTAAATTAGAAATATCAGAATTAGACTTTGATGGTATCAAAGCAAATCTAAAAAACTTTTTATCACAACAAGACGAGTTTAGAGATTACGACTTTGAAGGTTCTGGTATGTCAGTTCTTATAGATATGCTCGCTTACAATACACACTATCTTGGGTTCAATGCTAATATGTTAGCAAATGAAATGTTTTTAGATAGTGCTGATTTAAGGGCAAGTGTTGTATCAAAAGCAAAACAAGTTGGATATACTCCAATAAGTTCTACAGCCGCACAAGCTGTAATTGATATCACAGTTAATAATGCCGTTGGTTCTACACTTACTATGGAAAGAGGAACACAATTCTCAACAACTGTTGATGGTACTTCTTATAATTTTGTAAACAATGCTGATTTAAGTATTACACCTATTGATGGAGTTTACAAGTTTAGTAATGTAGATATTTTTGAAGGAACATATTTAAATTTTAAATACACAGTAAACACATCTGATATTGACCAACGATTTATTATACCAAATGATAATGTTGATACAAACACATTAACTGTTAAGGTTCAAGAATCATCTTCAGACTCTACAACAAACACATATACATTAGCAACTGGTATTATAGGATTAGATTCAACATCTAAAGTTTTCTTTTTACAAGAAGTTGAGAATGGAAGATACGAAGTTACTTTTGGCGATGGTGTTTTAGGAAAAGCAGTTGCTGATGGTAATATTATTATTACAGATTATATCAATACAAATACAACAGAAGCAAATAGTGCCACAACATTTACATTAAATGGTTCAATTGGCGGATTTTCTAATGCAACTGTAACAACTGTTAGTGATGCTGGAGGAGGTTCTCTTCCTGAATCAATCACATCTATTAAATACAATGCACCAAGAGATTATACAGCACAAGACCGTGCTGTAACAGCAGACGATTATAAAGTTCTAGTTAAAAGTTTATATGCAAATGCTCAAGCCGTACAAGTATATGGTGGTGAAGACGCAGCTATACCAGACTATGGTAAAGTTTATATATCAATCAAAGCAAAATCAGGAACAAGTTTAACAGAAACAACAAAGGCAACTATTATAAACAGTCTTAAACAATATGCTGTTGCTTCTATAAGACCAGTAATTATTAATCCAGAAATAACTTATATCACACTTGATGTAAATTTTAAATATGATACTGGCGCAACAACAAAAGATGTAAGTACACTTCAAACAAATGTATTAACAGTAATTTCAGATTACAATGAGGACGCTTTGCAAGACTTTACTGGTGTTTTTAGACACTCAAAATTATTAGAAAATATTAATAATGCTGATTCTTCTATTTTAAGTAATATTACAACTGTTAAATTATATAAATTTATCACACCAACTTTAAGTGAATCTTTAAAATATACACTTTCATATAACAATGCATTTTTTAATCCACACTCTGGACACAATTCAAGTGGGGGTGGTGTTGTATCATCAACAGGTTTTAAAATTAATAATGATGATTCAACTAACGAACATTTCTTAGATGATGATGGTGCAGGTAATATTAGAGTTTACTATTTAAGTGGTACAACAAGAAATTATACAAGTACAAGTTTTGGTACTGTTGATTATGCAACTGGTGAAATAATTTTAACATCAGCAAACATAACAAGTATTTCAAATATTGATGGCGCTGCTAGTACAAGAATAAGAGTTTTTGCTATTCCTAATTCTAATGATGTTGTTCCCGTTCGTAATCAAGTTTTAGAGATAGACATTTCTAACTCAACTATAACTGGTAATGTTGATACTGTTGAAAGTGGTTCATCACAGGCAGGAACTTCTTATACAACAACTAGTAGTTATTCATCATATTAATGGTAATGGATAACAATGGCAACATTTAAAAAAACAAATAAGAAAAAATTATCAAACTTAGTTAAGAGACAACTACCAGAGTTTGTTCTTTCAGAGCATCCTAAATTTGCTGAGTTTATAAAGTCTTATTATCTTTTTCTAGAATCAGCAGAAATACAATTATCATCTTTTACTTCAGTAGACAATATACTTTTAGAAGGCGAAGGCGCAGCCAGTTCTTTTGTTTTACTAGATAGAACAAATGCTTTTAATTTAGACGCAGGCAATAAACTTGTAGATGAACAACTTTCTTTTTCAGGTACACTACAAAAAAGTGAAATAATAACTGGTGCAACATCAGGTGCTACAGCAACTATTCTTGCTGAAAATTTTGCTAATTCACGATACACCATTTCAGCAAATAATGCTTTTATTACAGGTGAAACTGTAACTGGTGCAACATCTGGTGCTACAGCAGTTGTAGGTAAATATCGTGCAAATCCTATTGAGAACATTCAACAACTTTTAAACTATTCGGATCCAGACCATACGATAGAAGATTTCTTATCACAAATGAAGGAAGAGTTTCTTAAAACTATTCCAAAAAATACACACGCTAGTTTAAATAAAAGAAAATTAATTAAAAACATTAAATCTTTATATCGTGCAAAGGGAACAGATAAGGCCCATAAAGCATTTTTCAGAATGTTGTTTAATGAAAATTCAGAGGTATACAAACCTAATGAAGATATGTTGCGAGTATCTGATGGTAAGTTTTCTACAAATACATTTCTTCGTTGCACACAAACAGCAGCACAATCAACTAACAATCCAATATTTTTAATTGGTCAACAAATAAAACAAACAAATAATCCTGCTAATGATAACATAAACGAAGCAACAGCAATTGTTGAAAATGTTACAAAGTTTAGAGAAGGTACTGTTGAGATTATTGAGATTGAAATTAATGATGAAACTACTGTTGGTACTTTTGTCAATGATGAAGTAATTGAAGGTGCTAATTTTAAT